AGTTTTAAAGAGTATAAGATAGACGATATCCCAGCGAGACGCGCAATAAATAGTAAAGACCCTTCGTCTAAAACAATTGAAGTCTTGATAAAATCCATTTTTCAATAGCGTCTACGTCAATTTTATACTGATAAGGTATCGGTAACCAATGAACCTCTTTACCTTTTCTTTTTATCTCAAACCGTCGGTACCTAGTATCTGCTTTTTCAGCAAAAAAGAATGGAATATCGTTTTCCTGGTTTTGCCTTAGTGGTATTTTTAGTTTTTTTATACCAAAACCGTATGGAGATGTATCATGAGTTTCTCTCCCTGTATTGCCCAAATAACACAAGTGTACATTTTTAAGTTTAGGGTACAAGTCTTCTTTATATTCACGACGAAGCGAGTTCGCGCCTCTGATCTTCTCATCACAAGAGCCACTGTGGGCCTGAAACTTTAGCTCAAATAAAAAAAGTTTTTCTTTGTTTTCATCTATTAGGGCAAAATCCGGCTCCTTGTGGTGGTCCCAATCATCGAAATTGTACATGTCATTTTTTACTAAATATTTGTGTAAAGCTCGTTTCATATAAAATTTAAATTTTTTATCACCAATCATGTAGTCGTCTCCATTTTCCATTTCCTTGTTGAAAAATAGTTTTTTAATCTGGTCTTCGAACTTGAGACCTGATTTATTAGTATTTTTACCGCCGGGCATATTATCTTTTATTAATTTTATATAGATAATATGCCTACTTAGGCTCTACATTTCTCTTCTTCTTCTTCTAATATACTTGAGTATGAACGATAAAATTATAATAATCATAAAAACTTGTGTTATTAAAACGGGGCGTAAAGGTTTTCTCGTTTCAAACGTTTCGTTACAAAAAGATCTTCCGACTTCTATAGCGGCTTCGATACTTGAGTAAGGTGTTTTTCGTTCGGACATCATACCACATAAGGCAACTTTAGAAGATGTACCGTAAAATGGAACCTGGCCATACAGACTCAAAACACCCGACGATTGTTCAAATTCCCACTTTTCATTTTTCCAATATGCGCCCCACCCTATACGAATATCCGCTGGTTTTTTAATACGTAATTGTTTTATAACTTCACTTTTAAGTGTTTCTGGGTCGGTCGATAAAACTTTTTCAGTGAGATTACATATAACACACGAAACGGTTTTATTGTCACTGAGAACTACGGGTTGTAATTTAAACTCTGTTTCCATAGCATATTCTAAATCACTTTTAGGTAAACGAATTGGTTCGTCGTAATATAATAAAATGTTAATACACCCGTACGTACTTGGTCCAATTTTTTTAAGAGTATCTTTACCCCAATTGTCATCTACAAGTTGTAACGCTTTACTATTGTCTATACATAAAACAAGGAGACCATCTTTTATTATTGTATTGTTTGTAAAAACAGCTTCGTACCCATCCTTTTCATAATACACGTTTTCAACTTCACTTTCGAACATAAATTTAGCACCTTTATCTACGAGTGCTTTTTGCATTTTATCAGACATGACTTTACCCGAAACTTTTTGAACGTATTGTTTAGACATACCCACGTTATCAAAACTTTTTACAAACTCAAACGCTGACATAGTTTCCCAATCAACACCGTCCATAATTAACGGTAAAGTTTCTATTAAGTTTTTACCCGATTTTGATAACTTTCCAATTGCATCACTGAGACTTATACTCTTGTATTTCGAAGGTTGTGCTAAAACACGTATTGCGAGTGATGTTAGAGTTAAATAATCCAACGGTTTGAGATTTTTAAGGGTTGTTCTATACACGCGCGTATCCGCCGGTTGAAACATATCGTCCCATTTAATACCCATTTCTTCAAATAAACTATTTGTGTTTACAAATGCATTACCAAAAAGAATTCGGTGTGCGTGTAAATCCCTTTTATCTCCTGAAGGTTCCCACCAAGAACCACCCGCCGATTTTTTACGATCGTATATGATAACTTCGTGGTCTGTCGATCTAAGTATTTCCCACGCGACTGACATACCAGTTGGACCTGAACCTATAATATGAATTCGCATTTATATAAACATACAATTTTTATTCATTAAAATAAGAGTGATGTTGTAGAAGCCTAAGTTAAAAAAGAGCTTAAAAAAAAGATACTACATAAACATATAAAACAATGACAACTCTTGAACAAGATTATACGACCGTACCCGGACAATTATACGCGTGTCTTTCTGTAGTAGGACCAGAGGCACCACAAAAAAACGATAAGTTTGGAATTAAAATTAGGGGCGCATTTAATTCCAGGGACGAAGCTGCATCTCATGCGAAACGTCTCCAAAAAGAAGATGCGACCTTTGACATTTACGTTGTCGATATGTACAAATGGTTATTAATTCCACCCGATCCGGTTCAAATCGAAGAAGCGCATTACGCTGACGAAAAGCTCGAGGAATTGATGTCGGGATATAGGGAAAACCAGGCACAAGCCGCCGCTATGTTTTCTGAACGTAAGAGAGATATGATGGCTGTTAAAGCACCAGGTTCCGATACGTATTTCAAGAGCGGTGACGAAAACTCGAAGTTTTATACGAAACCTGATGAACCTCCAATCAGCCACCCCGGTGAAGTATTGGAACGTCTCCAAAAGGAAAAACCTGATGTCGATATGGAAGATCTCGTTAAGGAAGCAGATGAGATTGTTGCTCAGGAAATCAGGGAACGAACTGAAAAACGTGAAGCTGATGCGAAGGAAGCGTTGGAAAATGAGGCTAAAGAAAGAGGATTCAATTCCGTGGAAGCTATGCAAAAGTTTGACGATGAAAAGGCTAAAGCCGAAAATTTGAAAATGGAGGAAGAAGCTAAGAAAGCTCAAGTTGAACTTTCGGAACAGGCGCAGATTAAGGAAGACGATGGTAAAGATGAAGAAGAGGAAGTGACGTCTAAAAATATGGAAAATGTAGACCCGGAGGAGGCGGCGTAAATTAATTTTGTTATTTAAATGTAAGTATGTTGAGTATTATATTAAACATAATCACCATTCTTATTGTTCTCGCAATAATCGTCTTATTTTTAAAATTGTACTATAACGTAAAAAATAAAACGGAAGAAAAAAATGTTACTGCATCCGATGTAGTTCAGGATATTATTAAAGATCCCTTGGTTGTAAGTCGAGCGTATTTTACTGAACCTAAAACTGGTAATATAGGTACATTCAAAGGTCAACAAACTCAATCTCAATACGACTGGGTAAGTGGTAAACCTATCCCGGTCGAAGAATAACTGGTTGCATAGTTTTTCCCATGAAAAATCCTAATAAGAATGCTACAAAAATAATAACATACCCTGTTTTATCTAGATTTGAAAAAATGTCGTTTTTTTCCTGTATTTGTAAAGGAGGGTGGTTATAATATACAGGTGGTGGTTGTACGTGGTCATAATAGGTTTCGTTATGATTATGTTCATCATTACGTTCTTCTAATTCATCACTGTTTTTATTCATGAATTCGTCTGGGTTATACTCAATAGGTGTACCAACTTCAGCTTCCATATATAAAAAAAGTATCTATTTTTTTAAGCTCATTATTACTCATCTTCTTCTTCTTCATCATCCGAATATTCTTCATCTTCGTCTGTATCGTCAACAACAAACCCTTTCAAGTTTCCATTTTCATCTTCATCTGGATCGGTTTCGTATTCATCGTCATTATCTTCGTCGTCTGTACAAAAATCTTCATCGTCTGTCTGTAATAAATCTTCATCTGAATCGTATTCGTCGTCCTTAAAATCGTCTTCAACGTCTTCAAATAATTCTAATCGTTCTGGTGCTTTAGAAACTCTCCCGGATCTTGTTCTTGTTTTTACAACCATAGTATTAATTATTATACAGACATTTCCTTTAACTATTTTACTCACTTTCACGCTGTTCTATAACGTTATATAAATACTCAAAATACGTTCTTAAATCACTAATAATAGTATCTATATCTTCTAATTCGTCCGTATCACCTGACATAGAACTGAGCGATATTTCATTTAAATTTTCTAGTGCCCTGTTTAAATATTTTCTTGATAATTCGGTATTTGTCCTGTGTTCGAGTGCTAATTTGATATTTTCAACGAATTCGCTGTGTATATCTTTATTTAAGCCTGAGTATTTGTAAGATTGTCGTACGAGATTATTTATTTCTGATATGATAATGTTATCGGTATCTCTATTAATTAAAGACGATGCAAAGTATATTACAATAGCTAGAACTACTATAGCTATCATTGCGTATCTATAATTTATATACTATTTTTTCCGGAAGAAAATGTTCGCGAGTTGTACATTTACAAACTTGTTGAATTCTATTTTTTATTATTTTAAAATCTGTATTGTTAGTGTTACATTCACTACACGTATACGTTGTGTTTACTAAATAGTCTTTAGATTTAGATTTAGATTTAGTTTTATTTAATTTTATACTTGTTACATTAAATGTAGCGTCATTTTTTACCATATGTTTATTTATAAACTCTAGAAGTGTGGTATTTATGGTACGATCTATATTAGTGTTTTCATTATCACTTTTCTTTTTGAAAAAAGATTTATTAGGTGATACATATTTCTTAACTGTACCGTCTTTGTATAAAATATCTACAATTTTAGGTGGTAATTGATGTCTTTTACCTGTAAAATCTTTACAAAACCCATAATGTCTCATAATATCAGTAGTAGAAAAACACTTTTGTGCGATTGTTTCTCCTAGTATATGAAACCATACATGATTAGAATTATGGTTACATTTTTTATTTTCACAATAGAAAGAGTTGGTTGATACTAGAAACTGATTATTAGATTCAAACATTTTTGTGATACGCGAAGTTTTCTGACCTTCGAGGTGTTTGTTTATAAAGTTTTGTAAAAGACATATAACCTCTTGGTTTTTGAATTCATTTTTTATTTCCATTTGTGTAAAAGATGAACCTTCATTTGATTGAAACGTTGTTTTTCCTTCTATAATATTTGGTTTTGTACTTTGACTACGTATCGTTGCCATGTGTAGAAGATTAACATCTGGATGTGGTAATATAGTTTCGAGTAGCGTGAAAGGGCCTTTGATACCTTTATAAATGAAATAGGGTAAGTATTCACCCTGGATAACTTTACCTGTATTATTACATTCTTTACACCCCTGACCAGAACACTTTTCATGTTTAGCACGTTTATGTGAAACAGGCATACGAAAACCACTTCCTTTTGTTTTTCTATCTGAACTACCGTATACGGCAGAATCAACGACGTCTTCCCAATTTACTGAACCATACACTAATTTTAGAGTATCTATAACATGTTCCCTTATAGCTATTGCTGAAGATCTATTCACTGTAAAACCTTCCCAGTTTATATGAACACCTGTTTTTATTAATTTATTCGAAACCTTTTTCGGTTCTGCTATAGATATTAAAGCTTGTCCGGCACCTTCAAATTTACCAACTTTATCACAAATAATTTTACATATACTTTCTACTTGATTAAGAGTTAATTCAGTTTCATCTTTATAATCGAGATCTATAAAGAAGTTATAATTTTCAGTTTTTTGTTCAACAACAAAAATCTTCTCTCCTAAAGTATAGACTTCTACACATTTTTCATAAAAATCATTCAATCTATCAAATGGCACGGAAAGGATACCCCCATCCATGAGCACATGTGATACATTGGAGTTGTTTAAGAACCCCTGTTCTCTACACCATTGTTTAAACATGGTATATACTTATAAAGTATTGGTTTTATTTTTTTATATTCATTCACTATCGTAGTGATGTCGCCAAAGTGTTTTTCTAAACGATATTTCTGGATATTGTTCCTGTTCTGATAAAGATTTTTTCAAAACGAGAAGTTCGTAAACTTTATCGTCTTTGTGTAATTCTGCGTACCTTTCTGCTTTATCCTGTGTGTATCCATGTCTTTCGACGAGTAATTCCTGTATTTGAGATAGTATATAAGCCTTGGACTTCATTATTTAATAGAGAAGGTTTTTCTATTAACAGAAGTTACACACGCGTAAAATTCTGGGTTATTGAGTACATTTTTAACTATACGATCCCACTGTTTTTTCGTGTTAAATTCCGATAAGGTTTCAAAATTCATAAAATCATTTTCATCATGGGTCCTTTTAATGGGTAATTTTTGTATTTTTTTTAAATTTGTTTTTTGTTTTTCATCGTTAAACTTCTTAACGAGATCATTTTGTTCCTGTTGCGTATAATTTACGAAAAATATGAAGACGTTATATTCTAAATCTACACCCGGACTTTCTTTTACTACAAACTTGAAGTCTGTATATTCGCCTTTCTTTAGATTGACAACACCTCTCGTTTCTTCGTCTAATTCTCGTAAGGCACATCTAATAGGATTAGGTATTTCTTTTCTTCTACACCCTCCGGTGACGAAAATCCAATCTTTGAATCTTCGATCCCGGACAGTGAGAAATCGTGGTTTATCACCTATAAAAGTGACGGGTACTGCAATTGCTTTAT